AATTTTACTTCCTCGAAGGCAAGAAGTCAACAGCCCCCGTCTCCGGAGGCTGATTGTCTTTTCGCATGAAAAATATTCTAATTTGATTTGTCATTTTGGCCGAAAAATATTCTAAGGCCCACCCAGCATTCCCCTCACGTGCTCCATGTAGGACTTCAACGCATCCGCATAGTCCTGCCAGTCGTACAGGAGAAACTCGATCTGGACCGAGTTGTGCAGCAGATCCGCATCGGTCATCGGCTCCTCGATCAAATCAGTAGGCACGCGGGGAGGCTCGAAGGCATCCAACGTGGGGAGCACGTACTTCGGTACTTCAACGGGAGTTGTTTGGCATCCGCTTAGCACGATCGCGCATACGAGCAGACTGATCAGCAGCCATCTTTTTGACATCTTCACTGAGCGTTTCCTCCTTTTCCTCCGGAATTTCATCAATAGATTGGATCACCTCCTCCATCGCCTCGTCATTGCCATATTGCTTGACCACGAGGTCGTCCTTAATCTTGTCGGCCTGTTGTTGGACGGTTGCGACCACCTGAAGCGTATCGCGCTCACCCTCGGCCTTTTCCTTCGCCTTGCGCTCCTTCTTGGTCTTGCCCTTCTCGATACCGAGTAGGATGAGGATGAACGCAAAGGCACCACCTATGATCCACTGGATTATCTCACCCACCGAGTGCCTCCTTGATCTCGTCGTCGGTCATACCCTTCGAACGCATGAAGAATTTTGCGATCGGTCGGCCGATACGTTTGAGGATCTCCATGCTCAAGTAGTACTGGGCAAGGAAGACGACCAAGGAGTACAACGCTATGATCTGCACTTTCCCCGGCAAGTCCAGAGCAGACCACACCACCCACGAAAGCACAATCGAGAGCGCTGCGGGGATGGCGATCTGTACCCACGTGGGAAGCGCTTTGCGATTCTTCTTCGCCAAGAGCTTCACCCACTCCATGAAAGCTGAAATGGCCACCGCCACGATGAGCAGTGAGCCTCCAAGCATCTTGTAGTCCATGCTACCCTCCTATCATCGAAACGCCCATCAGAGTAAGGGCGGTTGCAATGCCAGCGACATCTGCAAGGATGTCCGTCCAATCGAAACCAGTGGTACGAATGTCCTTGAATTCTTTGTAAAACCCTGCGACGAGTCCAAGCACCACCGGGATCCACCCCATCCACCTCTGATGCCAGATCCACCATGGGATCGTGCCTATCCCTGAGATGATGAAGCACCATCCGAAGTGTTTAATATGGTCGGAGCGGATCTTCATTTGACCATGCTCCTGTAATCCCGGATGATCTGCCGCCAATCCTCAGCGTGCTCCCTTCCCGGAATTGCGATCCCTTGCGAGACTAAGAACACTTCCATCGCCTTAATCACCTCATAATCGGTGCTATCCAGCTTTGCCTGAGCAACCTCAGCCTCAGATTTCGCTCTGCCCACAAGCTCCCTAGCCACCAACTCTTCCACCAATTCGTCGTGGTGATCGGTAAAGTATGCAAACGCATCTCCTTCAGAGGCGAAACTTATAGGGGAGGTGATAACCGTATCGCATCGATACTCTGTCCTAGTTCCTTCCTCCGTTTCCACTTCGAACGGGATGTGGTTCGCATGCAGATATGCCTTGAACATTCCCGTCGAGATCTCGATTACTTCCACTTGCTTGTCATGCGGCATGGTGTTTTTCATATGTGCTGACTATCCTCCTTAGCCTGTAATGTGAGACTGTCGAAACTACTTCCCTCTTGAACTTGGTAGAATCCGTGTGCTTCACGAAACCCATACGGGAGAGGAGTGATCGTGCTTGTGACAACGAAGCCGCACCTCTCTTTCGTATGCGCCCCACCAAACGCCTGATGGCGAGGTAGGTCTTTTTGCGAAGCTCCTGGAATCCATCCCGGTATGTCCTCATACCGATATAGTCCACGAATCGAGCAGATGCCCACCGAAATACCCTCAAGGCTCCTGTGCCAACTTCCTTGATGCGAAGTCCGAGCTTATGCAGCACCGTCCTTATTGCCTTTACCACACGTTTCGCCATGCTCTTTGAGCGAACACCAAAGAACAGATCATCCACATAGCGAAGATAGTGTTTCACTCCGAGCGTTTCCTTCACATAATGGTCGAACTCACACAGGTAGAAGTTGGACAGCCATTGTGACAGGTAGAATCCAAGCGGAAGCCCATCCTTGTACTGACGTACGATGGACTCAATCACTGCAATAACTTTCCTATCCCTGATACGCTTAGAGAGCATAGTCAAAAGGATCTCGTGGTCGATGTTTTGGTAGTAGTGCTTGATATCGGCCTTGATAATCCATCGCGTTTCGGTCTTGTGACACTTCGCCCAATGTCGCATTGCCTTGTGAGCGAGTGCTGGACCGCGCTTTGGTATTGCCGCGATCGTATGGCTAACGAACGTCTTGGTCATATGCGGTTCGAGACGCAACATAATCATCCAGTGCACAATCTGGTCACGAAACGCTGGCATGACGATCGTGCGCCATTTGTTGCTTTTGCGATCGTAGATCTGTCTCGGTTTTACCATCTTCGGCTTATATGTACCGTGGTGTAGGTCGTCTACCAGATCCACAAGGAGTAGCTCATCATTCAGATAAGCCTGTACGATCGCCCGGTCGCGCTTATGCTCGCTGGCCCTCCAAGCTGCGAGTTTAGCCTGTTCGAGAGTGAACATGCTGTCAAATACGATGTCTTTCCAAGTCTTCACAGTCTCATCCTTTACACTTCGCGACGTTCGCACTGTTTCAGCTACCAGCCGCGCTGCTATGTGTGTGATCTTGCCTTTCGGCAGGGTTGTACGGGCTCTTTCAATGGATGCTTTCGCAAAAAGGATTACCGCCCGAGAGCCGATGTTGATGTTCGCGTTAGAAGGCGTATTGTTACCATTCCAGTAGAAAGGCGAAACGTTGCCACCGTTGTTCCAGTTCCCGGACACGTGCACTACACGTAACCCACACAACCCAAATAAAATCTATCTATGTCAAAAACCTAATCGGTTGCCATAAAAACCATTCCGGGGGATACCCCCGGACCCCCTAAGCAGCCTCCTTCTCGATGACCGCCCGAGAGCCGACGATGAAGTACGCGTCAGAAGGCGTAGAGTAACCATACCAGTAGAAAGGCGAAACGTAGCCACCGTAGCTCCAGAACCCGGACACGAGCACTACACGGGTGCTCGTCTGATAATCGGCCCCGAAGTAGTACAGATAAGCGGCGTACCACGTGTTCGCTCCAACACCTGTGCCACCAGTTGTTTTCGGCAAAGAGATCTGACCATTGTTGTACGTTATTACTTCACGTTCCTTCTGGTAGCCGTTCTCAACGATCGGCGTGTAGTCGGTGTCCACCCAGTCTGGATTCCCTACGGGAGAGAAATCGTCGTGAGCATCACGATTGAAGCTAATATAAAATGTTCCCTCCACGCGGAGGATACCACCCAATAACTCCCACACATTGCCCCACAGATCCCATATCCAACGCCAGCAGACATGGCTACGCACAGACGATTCGAATTGGGTGATATACCCGGATTCCCCATGGAGAGCATCCATCTGGTCTACCGGTACCGGTTGTCCCCATGTCACCACAGAATTACCGATAGCCACACTGAACGGATCGCCATCCACGGTTATCGTCTGCGTACCATCCAAGTTGTCCGTCACATCAGTAATGGTGCGGTTGGCGGCAATATTGTTGTTACTGTAGGCAGTACCGATCTGCACTACCATGCCAGCGTAGAAATTGGTCACCGTATCGGCGATGGTGATAGTGTTCGCACTGGTGGTTGCTGCCACCGCCTGATATTCGCTCCCGCTTCCGTATGGCATGCCGCTCTGGATTCCCGGTCCGATTGCGGTCTTCACGTCAAAAGTCCCCACCTCGATGGCCATGAGCGTCGTGGTGAGCATCCATGCGGCAAAATCATTCATTCTCCATTTGGCAGTAGCGCTCTTTGCCCATAGATCAGTGGTGAAGCTCGTCATGCTTTTATTGGTCTTTGGAGCTACGCCACTTTTCGTCACTAGTGATCCGCTCTCCTCTCCAAGTTTCGTGCGACCAAGATACAGCCCTCGAAGGAGCTGGCCGTCACTGCCGACGAAGCCAGTGGGATAGAGTCCAGACATCGGAGCTGGACTCACTTCGATATCCATGCAAGGTCTACCACCCACGGATTTCGCTGTCCACCCGGTATAGCATCGAGGGATGAATACCATCTCCTCGCCATCGATCAGCTCATATCCGGGATCACCAAGCCATCCAAGGATATGACCGTCACTATCCATCTTACACGGCTTCATACCTCCCCACGGATCCTCAAAAGAGAAGTCAGAATAGATGCCTTCTGTGTACCCGCCCGCATGATTCCGATGAACCATCCCCACAGCATCGCCGATGCGTTCGAACTCTCCCGTATCGGTATACATGCGAAGGCCAAAGCGCTTTGCACTCCATGAGGCGATTCGATCATAGGATTCGTCAAATCCATCCATTCTGTCCCCGATCGAAGAGTATGAGAGACCAGTCACCGTGGATGCCCGTGCTGCCAGGACCTCCACATCCTTGTTGGGATCAAGATCCTGTCCGGTGAGGATGGTATCCACCATGCCCTTAAGGATCTTCATCCTTTCTGCTGATGCGACCTTGTCGTCCCCACCAGTGGTGAAGTCGTCGATTATATCGGCCACATTCACCTTATTGGCTTCCAGCGAATCGGCGAGATCCTTGAGTGCCTTCACCGTGCGCGCATCCGCTACCTTCCCCGGAAGGGTGTAGGTCAAGCTGTTCTCCACATTGTCTATCTGCACCAGCACGTCCTTGAGCATGCCAAGATCGAGATGTTGGTGTACATTCGCTTCCCCGCCAACTCCGGAACCGGGACCACTTTGTGCTTGTACCAGCACATTCAATGCCCATGTGAACACACTTACCGCATCAGTCTGATTTACTGGCCTGTCTGCCATTGTATCCTCCTATTTCAGCGAATCGATGCCTTGCTGGATGTACAGTAGGCGGGTGTCGATCTCGGTGAGCTTCACCTGTATCTTGGTGTACTCAGCCGACCGCGCTTCACGCTCTTTGACGATCGAGTCCTTGAGCAGTGCATCTTGGGCGATCCGCTCGGTCTGTTCGTTTTCGATGCGCAAGCTCAGCTTGTCCACCGTCTCGGCAGTCTGCTGGGTGAGATCGATGATGCGCACCCCACCGGCGATGAGTGTCACCACCGTGATGATGATGCCGAGCGTGATGCTGATTTTGTTCAAGTTTCCCTTTAGTGTCATTCAGTGCACCTCCAAGTTGCTATATGGCCCGATCTCTACCCAGGTACCGGCAGACGAGCTTCTAGTGATCTTTACATCTATAGTCCTGCCAAGGACGTTCTCTACTGTCACAGGAGGTGTGACGATATGCTCGGTGAAAATGTTCTCTCCAATCCGATATCCGTCATGGGACTGGATAAGCACATCTCCTTCGTCTAGCGTCCATCCGAACTGATAAATCTCCCATCCTTCCTCGTCGAGAATCTTCAACGAGCAGGACACGAGAACCAGAATCATCAATACAATCAAAATCTTTTTCACGGAAACCTCCTATGTCACAATCTTCAGCGTTGTGCCGTCGCGATATACTTGCCCGGACTCCAATCCTGTCGGGTCTGAAGGAATGTCTTTGAACTTAAACACGTCCCCATCTCCATATGTAATCGAGACGCTCAGCGCACCTGATGCGTAGGTGGATGAATACTCAGTACCACCAAACGAGAAGCTCGCGCGCACAGTACCGAGAAGCACGAAAGCAGAAGAGTAGAACCTGAATTCATAGTAATCGCCTTGGTTTGGCGGATAGTTTGTTCCTGTATGAGAGATGTATGCCACGCTACCGTCTTGGGAATTGGTAGCGGTAAACCGGGTGTCTTTTGGGAGTGTCCCAACGATATCATTGTAGAGGTTGATAAACTGCGTAGAAGCACCAGTCCCTGCGCTGATGTTAAGAACGGTCCCACTGGACGGTTGCAGTGAAGCGAAGGAAGGACAGTCTATCTGTCCCTTAAACAGCCCTGCAAGGGCCGTGATCACCCCTGTAAGATCCACATCTATCGCCTCTATCACACCATCTGCACGAATAACCGTCTTGTCACCTGGAGTGTGGATGGACCCGTCTGAAGGGTCGTACCAGAAATGTTCACCAAACGAAATAACCCCCGTGTCGGGTTGCACTACGAAGATAGGTCTACCATTGTAGAACGTTCCAAATCTCGGCCTACCATTTGAATCCTCTGTTAACGCATGGAACTCGAAGCCAGTCCCTCCCTCGATGATCCACGTCGCTCCGTGGATGGTTCCTTCATGAGTGTTGGTTCCGTCGTATACAGTCGCTCCCGTGCCCTCTTGCATACCCCATGTGGCAACCGGCGTGGTGCCTGCGGCGTCGGAGTATACAGCAATATCCTTGAGATATCCTGCGTAGAAGGAGTCTGGATACGGAACGCCATCGGCCCCCATTTCCGCACCGATCAGAATACCATCGGTGATCGAGTAGGTGATTGGGTACGATGCTCCTGCATCCGTGGTGTCCACCAGCACATCATCTACATAGAGCTTGAGATATCTTCCATCGTAGGTTCCGACAATGTCATGCCATCCTGCGCTCAGACTGGACACCGCATAATCACATCCGAGGTATGCGCCGTTGATATACGCATTGAACACAAGGTTGTTTTGGTCCACATAGATCGACCACCCACCCCCCTGTGTGCAGGAGATGAGACGCTTTCCTTGGGAAGATTCCGCTTGCCAATCGGTACGATACCCGCTTACTTCCACTCGCAATTGGGTGGGATAAAGCGCCGAGTTGTAGGGGATTGATACGTAGTCGTCGATGCCGTCGAAGGAAAGGATAGAGGGAAGTCCTGCGGTTCCCTCACGGACCCGGAGGTTTTGGGCTTGGAGGTTCTGCACGGTCACATCCAGCGCAATCAGTTTTTTGATGATGGCGTTGTTCATGACAGTCGATTCCACATCCACTTCGAGATCCGCAAAGTCACCGAGCAAGCTCATCGCCTTGGATTGATCTGTGGACAAAACCCAGGAACTGTTTTGGTACTCCCAGATTTGCCCTTTGACGTAGGTGGTGGCGCCCTCGGTGAAGGTGGCGCCAACGAGGAAGTAGTCGCCATTCGCCAGAGGCTCATCCCCTACGCTGGTGGGAAGCGCGGTCACGGTGTGGAGGTTCGCCGGTACTATGGTACCAAACACCCTCTGCACCCCGATCGATGCGCTGTAGGTATGGCTGCCAACCGTGGCGGTGATTGTGATCGTCACACTGTCCGCACTCACCGTCGAGCAATCCAGTGTCCTTGAGTAGTCTTCTCCTACAACGGTGTTCAAAGTTCCATTCGAAGCGGCCCATACCACCGAAGCCGGAAGGACATTGGACAGGATCGCGGTGAACTTGAGCGATGCGGTGCGCAATACCCCGCGCCCACTCATCTTGATCGTGGTGCCCTCCGGTGCACTGATCTGCAAGGCGTAGGCACTCAAGCCTTCGTCCCTCACGGGGGTGGTCCACGTAAGCGGCCATGTGGCCGGTGGGGTGTAGTACCCAATCTTGTACCACACGTACTGCCCCTCACCGGGGGTTGGCCGTGTCTCGCCCCATGCGTTGTCGATCCCCACGGCTCCGTAATCGTCGGCCAAGACGTAGGTATCGTCGGCAATCCTCTCCGAGTCTTCGAAGGGAGCCGAGTCGTCACCAAGTGCATACAGTCTTACCGGAATGGGAGAGCTGCCATCACGCGGCGTTCTCTTGGGAACCACGGCCACCTTGCCACCAACGGCCACATCCTCAACCAGATACGCCACACAGTCGTACTCGATGTAGCCCGTGCCGTCGTTCGCCTCGGTGCGATACCTGACCAACAGTTGGTAGGGAAGTCCGGCGATCTCGATCAGTGCGTTGGGCGCGATCACGAGGTGCGTCTGGAAGGTGACCTGTGTGCGCTGTGCCCGTGTCTCCGCTCCGTAGCGCTTCACGAAGGCTTTGGCGGTATCGGCATCGGCCATGTATACCCCGTCGATCTCGTCCAGGTCGGAGGATACCACCGACGGGTCGTCGTACTTGGCGATCCAGTTGCGGTAATAGGAGGTCGTGGCCTTCACCACGACGTTTCTCAAGGATACTTGGTACGCATTGTTGTTGTAGAGCTTGAACGTGGCTGAGAGTACGCCCAATTCCTTCTCATCAACAACGACGGAGGCGGGGAGGGTGAGCTCACTCTCCGGATCTTCAGGATCGTTTCTCCTGACCACATACGAAAGCGTCCTGCCCGCCGTATGCACCAGCTCGATGTCGTCGGTTTCGCGCTCGGTTTCGTAGTCGGCTTCCATGGTGATAGGCTCGCCGTCGCTGTCCAGAGGGTAGAACGCACCCGGCTCGATCACATCGACTTGAGATGGCTCTCCACTCTTCTCGCGCTCGGTGTTCAGCTCGTAGACAGTCTCGTCGGTGTACTGCTCTACACGGGGGAAGCGAACGACCACCTTCTTGTCGGCGATGTACGGGGCCTGTGATATCTTCGGCTTTGCGAGAATCTCGGTGATCTGCAGTCCCTGGGTGACCGTGCGCCCATCTTGGTACGGCTCTATGACCACGATCGAAAAGAGATCCATGTAGTACGCATAGCCGTTCTGGTAGAGCACATCGGTCAGGTAGTCCTCGATGCTCTCGCCCTTTTCGAGGATGACCAGCTCCAAGACTTTGGTGTTGCTGATGGTGGTGGAGATCGAATACGAACCGGACACAATGTCCGCAAGCTGTCCCGGCAGATTGTCCACGATCATGCCGAAGAGGATGTGCACCAGCGAGTTGACCGTATCGGTGGGATCGCACACCTTCACGTCGGTGAGCACGGTGTCTTCTGGAACCGTCGCCTTTTCGAATGCCGAGGAGTAGGGCTTGAACTTGAGTTTGGCGTAGACGTAGTTGGTGTTCATGTTCAGATCCACGTCGGCATCGTCGTAGGAGAGGCCCTCGAAGATCGTCACGCCGTCGGCCTGTATGAGTACTTGCTTCTGGGAAACGTGGAGCAGAGCCGCTTCTTGTAGCGACTCCATGCGAACGGTGAGACTGACCGACCCCACGTCGATCGCATCGGACAGCGAACCGAAGCCCTTGCGGATCGGGATACCCTTGTCCAAGATGATCGCATGGGTGACATCCTGCCACCCTGTGCTTGCCGAGAGCTCTTTCATGTAGATCGCATACGTTACCATCCTCCGATTACCCCCTCAGCTTGCAGAGATCGAACGTTGTGGTAGATCGCCTTGCCGACCGCCTCTTCGTTCAGACCGTAGATCGTGGCCCCGGCCATGTTGACGGTGATCCCGCCACGGGAAGCGAACTGCAACGATGAGAGCAGGTCGGTGAGGTGGGAGTACATGGCGAGCTGGGAGGCAATGCGATCCTGCTGTGCGGCGTTGAGTATCAGCTCTCCGCTGTTCACGTTGGCCACCATGCGGTCGCCGGAGTATGATGTGCCGGGGACGATGCCGCCGTCAGCAAAAGATCCGGCCCATGCGTCGACTGCGATCGCGGCTGCGAATGCTGCTACCGATCCTGCAGCGGCAATGCCAGCACTGGCCCAGTCGAACGTCACTGCAGCGAGGGCGGCTCGTGCGGCCAAAGATGCACCAAGACCATACAGCTCGTCGGCAAGGGCACCGAGCACCACCTTTGCGAAATCGCTCCATGCCTTCGACCCATCTTCGACAGCTTTCTTTTCATCCTTGAGCGCTGTGAGTTGCTCTTCGTAACCGTCGATGAGCTTCTCTTGCTGGTCAACGCGCTTCTTGGCAGCTTTGATCGCATCCTCATCACCGGAGAGCACCGCGTCCGCGTAATCGTCCTGGGCGTCTTGAAGATCTTCATACGCATCGGACAAGGTGTCCTCGATATCTGAGATGCTTTGTCCGAGTGCCTCGATGGTCGCCTGTTTGTTGGCGAGTGACTGTCCGAGGGAGCGCATCCCAGCGCCAAGCGCATTGCCGAATGCCGGGCCGATCTGCATGAACTGCTCGGAAGCCCATCCGGTCCAGTCGGCAACCTCTGTTGACATCTCGGTGCGAGCGCTCTTCCAACCAGCCTTGATATCACCCCAAGCGCTCCCAGATCCTCCCCCACTAGAGGAAGATCCTGCCGTCGGTATGCTCCAATACCGTGCCTCCATCCCCCCTATGTTGCCACTAGGTGCTGATGCTGGTACGGGAGGCTTATATTCACCTTCGGCCCAGATTTTCTCGAGGGCTTTGACCATGTCTTCAGCTTCGCTCTCGAGCTCTGGGAACAACTCTATCAACCCGTCGATAAGACCTTGCATGAGCATCCTTCCCATCTCGGTCGTCTCTTCTGACGGTGAGTGGATTCCCCACACCTCCCGGAAGGTCTCCAAAAGTGCGTTCGCGTTCTCCGAGGCGTACTTCTTGATCCCTGCGTCAGAACCGTCCTTGAGACCCGCTACGATCTGCTTACCCATCTCTGTGCTCTTGAGAAGCAACTCTGCCTTTGCAGAGTCGGGAAGTAGCTTGTTGGCGAGTATTCGCCGTACAGTCGATTCGTCGGCTGATTCTTCCAGCGATTTTGCAAGCACCACACCGACGTCGTTGGCCAGAACATCTCCGCCCTCGATCGGAATGTTGGAGAGGTCGAGAGGAGTGTTGCCATAGAGTTTCTCATTGATCACCTTTCCCAGATCGATTGCACCGCCAACGAAGTCGAACATGCCGAGAAACTTTCCTACCGGGGTGTTGTTGAAAAGATCCACTACAGCACCGACAATATCGAATAGCCGGAAGGCGTTGAGAATCCCTTGGATGATCGTGTCTCCGATCTCGCGACCGATCTCATCCCACCAAGTCTCGAGTCCGGTCATATCCCAGACATCTTTGAAGAACTTTTTCACATTCTCGGCAGCTTCCTCAGGATCTCCAAACAGCCCTGACATGATGTCCATTTCTCCGAGTTTGAAGTTGATCGCAACCGAGAATGCCAAAGCGCCCACCATTGGGCTTTTCGTAAGACCACCTGCAATAAGTGCGGCGGTGAGTGCAGCGGTAAGGTTGTTGGCCAGACCTGTCCAGTCGCCATCTTCCATCGCGTCGAACATGGCCAACCCGATCGAAGCCATGACGAGGGCTCCACTCGCCAAGTTGAACTTAGAGAAACCGGCACCTACGAGCGCCGCCTGGGAGCTTGCCCAGATCGAGATCGCGGAAGCGGCCCCCTTTGCAAGAAATAAGGTGGCCCCAATGCCGATCGCAAATTGTGTGGCATTGATCGATGCTTTCCAAAAATCCGACCAATCGCCGGATTGTACGCCCTTCTTTAGTCCAGCATATAAATCCCCAGCGAGTTCAAGCGTCAGCTCGATGGTGTTCTGCACGACCGGCATGTTGACAATGTCGTTCACGAAGCCTTTGAACTTTTCCCAAGGCTCGTCGAGCGCCTCGCCGATCTCCTTGAGTACGGTAGTGACGACAGCTTTCATGAAGGAAAATATGGGAGGGATGGAGAGGCCAACCTTGAAGGCTTTAGTGAGGAATTTCTCGATCGCGGGGATCGCATTTTCTGTGAATGAGCCTGCCATATCGTTCACAACGCCCATAAGCGGCTCTATGGCTCTTGCGGAAGCAGTCTGCATGGCGCGCTTCATCTGATCCAGCGTATCGGTCAGTTTCACCCCAATGTCTACCGTAGTATCGTCGAGCACCAACCCGAGGTCATAGGCCTTTTCTCTCAACTCCTCGATCGCATCAGCTCCGCCATTGAGAGCCGGTGCAAGCTCGGTTGCACTTCTTCCAAGTAGGCGTGAGGCAATTGCACTGCGTTCTGTCTGATTCTCCATTCCAGCGAGGGCGGCGAACACCTCATTGAAGATGGTTTCCTGATCTTTCAGCTCTCCATTGGTGTCGTGGATATTCACCTTGAGACGGTCGAAAAGTTCGGTATACTCCTTTGTCCCGTCGTTGGCCTCATCCATTGCCGTGGACAGGGTTTTGATACCTACTTGAAGGCCATCAACAGAGGTTCCGAACTGACTGAACACAAAGTCCCATTCCTGATAGGCCTTTCTGCTAAGTCCGATCTTTTGGCTCTGCTTGTCGATCCGATCGGTCAACTGTGCAGTGCTCTTGATCATGTTGTTGATGCCCTTGACCGCTGCGGCTACTCCAACGCCGATGCCCACGGTGGCAAGCACGTTCTTGACCTTTTTCAACGCACTGATCGAGGTATTCTGTAGCCCGGTGATTCCGGTCTTGAGACCCTTGTCATCGAGCTTGGTGTCAATTACTACTCGTCCATCTGCCATCATATCCTCACAATCCGAGGGAGTTGAATCCTATCTGGACATCCCGCTTTCTCTCTTCCTCGGTACGGGTGTCCTTGAGAGCGACAGCTTTCTTCATCCGTCGCTTGCGTGCCTTCTCCTCTGCGCTGTCCTTCGGGTTGATCTCCATGGTGCGGATGCCGACCACCTCCATGAACCGAGTGTCTGCAGGGAGCCCTTCCAATAGCCCCAAGAAACGCCACCAGTGCATCGAGGTGATCTCATCGAGTCCAAGCCCATATGCCTGCTGGAAAGCAGCGCTGATGAGCTTCGCGTCTTGGAAATAGTCGAACGAAGGCGGCCCAGGTTTCGGCTGTTTCTCGTCTTCCGAAGGCGGCCCTGCCAGATAGTCCAGCGCGACCGCTACCGCTTCTGCCGTAGATGGAAGCCCAAGGCGCAATGTCAGGTACCCAAACTTCAACTCCTCTGGAACATCCTCACGCATCTTGCGGATGCAGTTCAGGGCGGTGGAGGTGCGTGTGTCGATCGGGAAGTCTTGGCCCCCGACCGACAGTTTCCGAGGTAGTGCGTCTGTAAGTAGGCACCACCGCCGTTCCATCTCTACAATTCCCCTTCGGTGCTCGTGACCTTGCCAAAGTACTCGGCGTACTTGGAGATGATCTCGTTCAGGATCTCCACCCATGCGGTAAAGGGTATGTCGTCCTCGACGCTTCTGAGGTACTTGTTGTATGCCTCATCGCGTATCGCGACCTTGACTGCATTGCGGAAGGACTCCATGAGCCCTACGCACTGGTCGAGGATCTCTGCGGTCTGCTCGTCGGAGAGCTTTTCGTCACCAAATGCCTTCTGCTTGTCGGCAAGTTCCCTGTAGCCCTTGACAACCTCTGTGGTCTGACGGTAACCAGCCATCGAGTCGACCGGGAATTGAATGCTTATATCTTCGCCGTCGAGCTGGAGCTCCAACGTTGCGGTTTTCTTCTGTGGAATGATGATCTTTGCCATGGTATCCCCTTATGGATCAAGCCGGGGTGTTACCCCCGGCTGTAAGTTGTGAGTCCTGTTTATTCAGCCTCGGTGAACGCGCTGGTCGTCTCGTTGAACGTTCCTTCGACAGGATCTCCGTTCACGTGGATCGCCACATCCATGTCGGCAGCGCCACCGCCAACAATGCTTCCTTCGTTGTTCACGATCACCGTCACACTGTACTTGCGGGCCGGTTTAGCGGTCGCAAGCTCGGTACTGTAGTGGTCAACGATTACGATGTCGGTCACAAGGTCGGTGCCGATTTTCTCGGCAAGCCCGGCGATGAAGTCGTTCGCATCGTCGCCCACGTAGCGTTCCATAGCCAACGCAAACTGCTTCGCGGTGCCAAGTACTTTGGTGGTCGGGTTCTGGTGGTTCACGTAGTGCTTGGTGTCGGTGATCGGGTTGTTTGCGGGAGTAATCCCGGTCACACCTTCACCCACACGCACATACGATGCGGAAGCGCTGGGTGTCTTGTTGATGAACATCCACTTGTCAGTGTTCGTTAATTGGGCCATTGTCAAGCCTCCTCTCTGTATTCGATCGAGATATTCAGGACGTAACTCACGCGCCCTGAGTCATTGCGCGACACGATCGTGGGCATGGTCACTTGCGTGGCCTTCACGACCGTCCTGTTTGCAGAGAGTGTGAACTTTCGCATCCCCTCGAACAGCGCTCCGATGGCATCGAGCCACGAGACCGCCTCAAGGTTCTGACTGTCGTTCGCAACCTCCGAGGTCACCGCCAGCACATCGAACGATGCCTGACATACCCGACTTCCGTTGATGTACTCCTTGAGCGTCTTCGGCATCCCCCGCATGGCTACGGATATCGAATCCCCATCCTCCATGAGACGGTCCATGCGCACGGTAGTCGGAATGCCCAAAGCCGTCCGGTTGGCTATCAACAGCAGAACAAGGTCCTTTACCAGCGGATCGCTCATCGGTTTCCTCCCCGCAAAATACTCTCAACGCCTGCCCTCCAATCGGGTAGGAAGGCGGCCTTCGCCCGGTCGGTCCATCTTGCACCGGCGTCCGGATGGAACGTCTTGGTGAAGTTGAACGAATCGCCGTAGTACATGCTCCGCGCATACGGTTGCACGTACACGATCTCTCCCGGCTTTTCGATGACCGCGGTGTTGGCCAACGTTCCCTGCACGAACGGTACGAACGGATTTGATTGCCGAAGTACCTCCGAGTCCAGAAACGCTTGAGCCCGCTCGAGGCGGTCCCCATACTTGCCCAGCAGATACGCTTCGTTGATCTGTACATGGAAGTCGATGTTGAACGGATCAGACAAGGCTCACCTCCATGTGATGCAGTCGGGACTTGGCTTTCAAGGGCTTCACACCCTTGACCGTCCAGAGCCGCGTATCGGTCGGTACGCTACTGTGTACCCCAGATGCCAGCGTGTCCCCGGCTTTGATCGTGGGAAGCGTCAGAGAGCCACCAGCGCGACTTATGCCGTAAAACAGGAACAGTATCGCCTGACGTGCGGAAGTCTCGCCACGCGCGTCCACAGCCCTGTCTCCTGAGCTTTCGCTCAAGCGTACTTTGGTAAGCACGGTGACAGTGGTTGTCGCTTCCTCCACGGGCTCTGCAGGAGTCTCTCCGAACGGATCATCTGGATCAAACGGCGGATTGTCGTTGAACGGATTGTCCGGATCGAAAAGTGGTTCCTGAAAGAGGGTGAAGGTGTCGCACAGTGCCGAGGGTGATAACATCAGCCTATCCTCCGTCCGAGGGCAATTACGGGGTTCAGCACGCCGAACAGGTGCGGGGATACCGCAAGTCCGTTCACGTTCTGTCTACCGGAAGCACTCTTGCTGTAGCTGTAGTTGCCGATCGTCTCGCTTCCGTCGCCATCTGCCGCATCGTTCTCCCACGCATCGAGGGACCCGAACGAGCGCTGGATGAACTCCATCTGGTACACCGTGGCCTTCTTGACGCGCGTATAGAGTGCATCGCCTTCGACCAAAGAAAAACGCTCCACGGCTCGGAACGTGATCGCATCGACGATGTCGGATGCACGCTCGGCCATGGATGCGAAGTCATCTTCGGTGATGGTAGTGCTGCTCATGCTGTCGTAGTAGGCTTTGTCGATGTAGGCCATCGGGTCACCCCTTCTTCTTGGCCTTGGGTTCCGGCTTCGCTTCTTGCTTTGGCAACTCCTTCAGGGGCTTTGTCAGCACCCCAAAGGCATCACATTCGCCCACGAGCTCGTAGCCTTTGGCCATCAAAGCCTTGGCCCCCTCCACGTCCTTGCGGACGCGGGAGAGGGTTTCATGCCTCAGTAAAAACATTCACGGCCTCCTTAGCCTGCCGAGTAGATGTCACCCGACTCCAAAGTCACTTCCTTCACCTCGATGACACGGCCAAGCGAACTGACCTTCATCATGGTGAGCACGTTCCCGGCCACTGCGGTTGCGATGTCTGCTCCGCTGGTGTAGGGGCTTACGGCTCCGGTGAGGTTGGCGACCAAGTCGTTGTACTTCACTCCAGGGGATGCGGCACCAAGGATGTACGCCAAGGTATTCCCGGTTCCGGCAGTCGCGGTGAACTTGGTTCCTGCGGCGGCTCCTGCGGCAACAGTCGCGGTCAATGCGGGTGCATCGATCGGGGTGTAGCTCACGCGGAACAACGGAATCTTGTTGTCAGCGATCTCAAGAGTGTGGTACACGCGGTAGCCGTACAAGTATCCATCAGCATCGGGGTTGTTCTCCGGAGCGATGATCTTGGGCATGGCGTGTTTCACAATTGCGATCGGGCCACTGATGGGACAGATGATCCAGTTCATGCTCATCGCATTGGTCCCAGCGGTCACGCCACCTGCGGTCTGACCTTCGCCGCCGGTGAGATAGTTGTATACGGTCTTCATGCGGGACGAGGGGACAGGAACGAGCTGAACGTTGTCGATCATGCGGATCGTGGTCTTGCGTTCGCCACGCTGGACCTCTTCACTGGTGATCATCCGAGTAAACTCGGTGGACTTCTCAAGGGTACCGAGCACGATGGCATTGACGAAGGCCACAAGGGGAACCCCTCCGGTCTCGTTGCCGACAGTGGTCAGCGCATCCTTGAACTTGCCGAACACTGTGCCGACTACCGGGGTGTACGCTTCGGTGTAGTCGCCAGCGGCATTGACAATCGAGAAGATCTCGCTATAGCGGAAGCTGTCGATCTCGGGCACGACCTTCTCGTCGATAAACGACGCGGCCAGAGCCCCTGCTGTAAGCACGAAGCCGGTTTCGTCGATATCCATCACGTCGATCGGGAACGAACGGCCACGATCCTTCTTGAAGGTCTTGGTCTCGTACTCGAAGACGTAATCTCCGGTGACATATCCACCGTTTCTGGCATAGTCGGCCAGTCCGTCGGTGGACATCTTGGGAATCTTGAATTCCTTGCCACCATTGTACACCACCTGGGATGCGTTCATCTCCATGGGTGCGCTAGTGAGTCCAGCAAGGACCTTCTTGTCGAGGGCCTGCTGGAAATTGGTTTTTGTTGCAACCGAAATGGACATGTGTGGGACCTCCTACAGTCCTAACGCCGAAGTGAACGCCTGCGTCAGCGGGTCGCCATTCGGCTTGGTATCACCGGGAGACCCACCGAAGCTAGGCTTCTTTGTGTTTTGGGGTTGCTCCTCGGCAACGGGTTCGAACAGGAACGCATTGTCTTTCCGGATCGCATCGAGCTGTTCCTTCAGACCGGAAACCGAACCGTCTTCACCGACCACCACCTTGGTGTCGTCCAGCAAAGCCCTTGCAGCCTTGACATTCTTTGCCTTGGCCTTGGTGAGCTCGGTCTCGATCGCATGGTTGCGCCTCAGATTGGTAACCTCGGACAGATGCGTTTTCTTCTGTTCCTCCATCTGCGCCTTCAGATCGTCAAGTTGCTTCTTCTGGTCCTCCGTAAGAGTGGAGCTCTTCTTCAGCTCGTCGAGTTGCTTGGTGGTCTGCTCAAGCTGGCTCTTGGTCATCTTGTTTTCCTCGGTCAACTCGTTGAACTTCGTCTTCGGAATCCAACTCTTCGGGAGAATCTTGTTCAACTCTTCCTCGAACTGGTCTTCGGTGAGCGCCGCATCCTCGCGGGCCTTCTTCAGCAAATCCTTCAATCCTTCCAGTGCCATGTTTTCCTCCATGCTGGTTTGTATACCGGCAGCCCCGGTCTCGAAGTAGCGGGATTTCTACCGTCCCGCGTCGGTATGTATAGTTTCGTCCGAAATGCAAGGGTAAAAAAGGGGGGTGCGGTTAGGTAGCGGTTAGGTGGTGGTTAGGGGAGTGCCAGGGCACAAAAAAGACGGCCTTTCAGCCGTCCGTGTGGGGTGGGGAAGCGTCCCCAGGTGGAGGAAACTCGATCACCTCAGCGTCGAACTCCCGGAACCCCTCTACGTAATCATCGATTGGAAGCCCACATGCAGGGCAATAGAGCTTCCCATCCTCTCCGATGCGCATGCCTCCTGTGAAACCGTCGCATCGGCAATACTTGGTGAAATTGTCCATGCCAAGAGCATATCACTGAGCGCCAGCTTTTGCCAGTTCTTTCTCTCTCAGCTTCTGCACGCCCTTGGCAAAGCGCTTGTTTACCCGCTCAATGCGCCTGACTTCCCGCTTGGTCATCTTCGAATGGCTCTTACTCCATTTGATCACCGCTTCCCTAAGAGACACGATCATCCCGTTGTGCCATGCGTTCAAGTGCTTGGCCTGCTTCTCGAACTCTTCTGGAACCAAAGGCCCGAAATCGATACCCGTCCGCCCGTCCTCGTAGAACTTTATCGAAACCCTTAAATCAATCTGCTTCACTGTCGCCTCCTATGTGCGTATCTGTTCTCTCGGATACTGCCGAGTCAGTCCTGATTCGTCGATGAACTCGCGCATCTTGCCTTGGTAGGCCTTCACACGCGCTTCGGCCTTGGTCGCTCCTTCCAGATCGCCACCAGATCGAGAAACCGAGGCCTCACGCTTCGCATTGCGGATGGAACGCTCCAAGTACCGTTGCTTCTGCGTCGCTTCGTAGGTGGCCTTGTTTTCGCGCTTCCCGGGGATCTCCTGTGTTTGCTTGGATAGGCCGGGAGAATAGGGGAAGAGCGAGTGCCTACAATTCGCGCCCGCCAAACCTTCCACCGTCCCGTACCCGGTCGCCACGGTGAGAAGCTCATAGCCCTTGGTCTTGCCGTGGAGGGAGTACACTTTGCCCTGCCATGCGGCATGCTCCGGTCGCGCTCCTTCGTGTGACGACACCTCCACCAGATCGAGCTCGTACTCGTCGCACCTACCGATCGTCATTTCTGCCGCCGCTTGGTTCACGCTGGTCACCACGTCGCGCCTGACAGCGACTTCGATTGAGGTGCGTGTCATCCGTCCACTTTCGGATACGTAGGTCACATACGCGCCCTGTTTGCCCATCTCACGCACAGACAGCTTCACCGCTTGATCCAAGCTAGTCGAGCCTGTGAGCGTCTTCACATACGCACTGTTGACCGCACTTGTCCATATCTCGCTCGCGGCTTGGAGTGCCTGCGTGTTGGTCAGGTTCAACCCTGTCCTGGCATTTGCTATCGCGGCCTTTGATAGCTGTTCGAACACCGTGGACTTGGAGGCCTCGACGAACGTGCCCGCCTTGATCTGCGCCTTCACCGATGCGATCTGTGCGAGGACCATGTCGTCCTCTTTACCAGCTCCGAGCATCGCCCGGATGATGGAGTCCTCCAGTTGTGGTTGGATCTCGCGACTCTTGCGACGGAGTAGATCGGTCAGCTTGCCTTCAAGCCTGCCCATCTGCCTGAGTTTCTCGGTGCGCCATGCGATCGGGGAGATCGAAGCGTTCGAGCCTTTGGCCAGCTCACGCGCAATGGCCGAAACCATCTCGGTCTCGACCTCTGCGTAGATGCGGTTTATCTCGGTTTCGAGTGCGAAGAGCACGGAGTCGTCAAGCATGGGCTTCCTCTTGCAGTACGACAGGGGAAGATTTTCTTGGTACGTCTAAATGTCGTAACATGCTCTTGATAACTTTCCAATCAACAACGAGATGCTGGTTGAATACAGTCATAGGGCAACCTACTGTGCTGTCGTCGATGTAGTGTTGAGCAAACGCCTTTGGACTTGTGGTCCAATCTTGGCTTGGGTTCCTGTTCACCCCATACAACTCAATCCCTTGCTCTTTACACCACTGGACAGCGTCGTCCAGATATTTGCCACTACGCATAGTCCAAAGAATTACCTTAACACCGTTGGCAATCCACGCTCTGAGCGTTCTGACCGCATAAGGGACTTCTTGCCCAATTCTCGGGAACTCGTGCGTAACTAATGTTCCATCAAAATCAACTGCGATTACTATTTCCAAAACTTCCTCCTTACGCTCCAAAGAATCCGCTCACCACAGGCGTCTCGGCCTTGATGCGCTCTATCTCGGCCAACGCCTCCGTATCGGTCATGCCCCGGTAGTCCATCAGGTAGGCCAACTTCGACCTCAACCCGGTAGCAACCTCCACCTGTGCGTTCGCCCTGTCGCTCTGTTCGTCAACGAGGATCGAATCGCCGAAGTCAAAGCCGAGCAGGATGTCTTCTGGTATCCACGCGTTGGCATCATCGATGTAGAGCATCTGCAACGCCCTGATGTTGTCCACAAGCTCGGATACGAACGGACGGATCATCTGGTCTTGGATGTCCACGATGGTGCCGTAGGTCTGCTGTTGCTTGGTGCGCACCTCAGTAGCCGTGACCGCCTGCGCCGCTTGGTCGTAGACGTAGGCACCCACATCGAGGTGACAGGCCATGCAGATGATCGACAGTTGCGTCTTGAGCGCGGCATTGAGCTGTTCCACACGGAGCGGCGGGCTGTACGGTTCGAGCAGGTCCTTGCCCTCGGTAGATGAGAGCTTGCGATACAGCCTCCTCTCCAGCGGTCCGAGCTTGTCCTTGGTGGGATCGAGCGGGTCAACCTCGATCATGCTGTCATCCACGAATACTGCCGCCTTGCCACTCTCAACCTCCCAACAGAGGTTCGTGTAGGTGCGGTCCAGCTCCTGTAGCTTGTCCATCGCGTCACGGAACAGGCTGGTACCTTGGGCTGAATTGAAATCTTGGTTGTTCGCCCATGGGGTTGCCATGTAGGTGAAGGGGCACACATCGCCAAGGATGGGAACCTCCGGCGTGATCTCGGCCCATTGGGTGATCGTGGCAAGCGGAACCTCGGTACCGAGCTGTCCCTCGGTCGTGCTCTTGTACAGTTTCGTCGAGATCGTCCACCCACTCTGGTTCGGCTGGATGGATTCGAGCTTGGTATAGATTGTCTTGCTACCGTCCTTCTCCCGGACAATCCGGTCGATAAGTACCACCCCGGTCAGCTTCTTGCCGTCCCACGCGGTAGGCAGGGCCATGTCTGCGGTGTACCACCCGACGCGCACCTTCTTCGCGTCCTGATCGTACCAAGGCCGGGCAACCACCCCGCCCATGGCGAGCGCGTACTCGACCTGCGACCGGAGGAACGGCTTGATGCGACGTTTGATTAACTCTTCGGTCGCCTCATGCGCGATGTTCTTCTGCCCCTCCGGTGTGGGAAGCGACGCACCGATTTCCAGCTCGCCGATCGCCTTCTTTGCGATGTCCCAGCAGACGACTGTGGGGAATCCCAGGGATTTGTCGTTGGTGCCGATCCACGACGGATTGCCTTGGTACGCATCCCTCCAGCTCTCGATGAGCGTGGGCATGGATGCGCTGTACTGGGGAGACACTCCCATTTGCTTGAAAATGTCCTTGGTTGGTAACAAACTCATAAACCACTCCTTTGCCCGCGAGTATAGGCCAGTGAATATGCTCATCAGGCGGCCTCCCTTGAGATTAAGATTCCATAGCGCTTCTCGTAGCGCCTAATGTGCGTGAAGCATCCATAACGCACCGCATCCGGGCCATGATCGGCGATCTTCACCGGGGCTTCTTCCCCGGTGCGCTCGGCTTTCTTTTCGTCCCACACGTACCCGCCGAGTTCCTCGATGAGATGCTCACAGCCTCGAGCGATCGCCAGCTTGCCGATGTGGAACAGCGATGCGGTGTAGCCGATGCCCGCGACCACCTCGTTGGAGGCGAGTACCGCGCGGAACCGCTTGGCCTTGTGGATCACCGAGATGAAGGAGGCGGCGCTCGGGTCGATGATGATGTCCCTGACCGGAAGGTTGCCCACGAAGTCAACCAAGTGCCGATAGTACTCGGCGTCGGTCATCTGGTTCTCGCTCTCGCGTCCGAAGTGGTACCACTCCTTCACGATCTCCCATCTGAGCCGCTTGGTGTGGTAGGCGAACAACAGATATACCTGCGCGTTCTGGATACCGTAGTCGCACGCCACGAACATTTCGCCGTAAGCACCCCAATTTCCATCGAAATCGAAGGCAAGGTCCTCCCGATCGGCGAACTCCGGATAGATGAGCCCTTCTGCAGCACACCACTCTCCGAGGATGTAGCGTCGGAAGAACACTCCAGTGAACAGCGACCGGTAGCGGGCCTTCACGCGCTCGCTCAAGCTCAAGTTGTCGTTCATCGTGAGATGCAGATAGAGCAATCCCTTCTCAAGCGCACGGTCGATGAAATCCTTCTTGAACCAATGGCCGGGGTTGAGCGGGTTGCTGGTGAAGAACACCACAGCTCCCTCGACCGAAAGGCGGCTGACGGCCATGTCGACGAACGACTTCGGCATGATCGGGGCCTCATCGAAGAACCCACCCCATGCGGTGAATCCTTGGATCAGATCCTGACTCGCTTCATCGTGCCCGCCGAACAGGTAGAAGTTATGCTGCACCCCGGCCTTGCTGGTGATGACCACCAGATTGTCGGCCTTCTTGTAGTTGACCTTGTACCCGATCGAACGCGATGCCTTGATGAGCGGCCTAACGATGTTGCGCACCACGGCGTGGATCGTCTTGCCAGCGAAGAAGAAATCCCCGCCACCACCCGGGAAGCGATGGAATGCCCATTTCACGAATGAGATACTTCCCGGTAAGCTCTTCCCCGATCGTACCGCACCATCGAGGATGATGCCGAAGTAGTCCCTTACCGGCGAATCGGGTAGCCACCAGTTCATGATCATCAAGTGCTTTATCGAGAATTTCCAATCAATGCGACTTGGGGATATCTTCACTGGTTGTCATCCTCCTGGGACTGCTGTTGCGGAATATCATCCCAGAGCTTCGCGGCGCTTTCCTTGAGCGCCTTCTCGAAGTCGGCCTGATCCTCACCGGTAGGCTCGGCGATCGGCTTGTCCATCCACTTGTCCGGCCTGCGGTTCTTGAGCCAGATGAAGGCGGCGGCGGTATCCGGTGGATAATGCTTGATTGTTGGCACAATTACAGGTTTGCCTTCATACTGAAAAATCTTATCCTCCCGGTGTGAGTAACCAATTGCTCGATGGAATAGCGCTCTTGCAACCATCCCATCCGCTTCCTCTCGTCCGGCTTTTATGGACGCAAAAAACTCTGGATACTTTCGCTTCCAGTTGTCTAGAGTTTGTCGGGTTATCTTCAGCGAAATGGCAATTTCTTCGTCCTTGAGCCCAAGCATAGCCAGACGTTCGACAAGGTCGCACATCTCCTGCTTGTAGAGCGTCCTGCGCCCTCCTGCGTGTTTCTGGTCCTTCGGCTTTTGCTTGCCAGTTTTCTTCGCCATGGCATAAGCCTATCACCTTTTACCCCCGGTTGTGGTGTTGCGGTGGTTAGGTGGCTCATCAAGAGCCCAGTCAAAAGTTGTGTACCCATCACGCCACACCCCGCCGTTGCGGATAAGTCGCTCCAAGATGCTGGTCGAGGGGATCTCGTACAAATCCATCGCCTCGGCCATCGAATGGCAGTAGACCGTCTCGTTGCGCTCATATGCCAACACCGCTCTCGGTTGTGAAAATCGCTTGCCTCTCTGTGACTTCAATGCGTGTCCCCCCATGCTCCCCAACGACACACCAAGTGCGATGCGTTGAGCTTTCTCTTGAACGAGTCGTCAAATTTCTTCTCGAACTCCTCGGGTTTGATATTTCCAGACATGATCGTTTTGAGGTTATCAGCATCCCGGCGGTCGATGATCTCGTATAGCGTCTGTCCTTCGTGCTCCGACCATGTGGATCTTCCCAGCTCGTCGATGACCAACACGGGGATCTCGGAGTACTTGGCAATCACTTGGCCTTCGGTGGGAAGATCCTTGCGCCCGAGGTAGCTCTCATGAATATCCCGGTAGATCTTGCGCTCACGGACGTACAAGCCTTGTCTTCCGGTCTGGATGCAGCCCTTGAGCATCGATATGGCCAAATGGCTCTTTCCCCGGTCTGTGGGACCGAGCAATACGATCGATCGGATACGGTCCTCGATGAAGTCCAAGCACTTCTGCCTCGCTTCTCCTTTGAGTCGCATGAACTCGGGATTGTTGTCCTCGATACGGAAGTTTCTCAGCATGCAGGAAGAATATTTGTCCGGGATCTGTGCGGCATTGAACATGCTTGAGTGGATGTCGTATTCATGCAGTTGCATCGACGCATCGTGATGGATCTCGTAATTGCACTTTGGACATCCTGAGAGCGGGAGCTCCTGGGTGGAGCCGTCCTCGTTCACCTGCACCAACCGGTTGTTCGTGTAGGGACCGTGCTTCTCACAGTTCAGATGGAGCGTTTCCGAAAGCTGGAAGTCGTTGTGGCGTGCCATGAATTGGCGAATGAATTCACTTTGCATTGCGTTCCTCCTGTGCGTAGTACTCTGCCCATCGGTCCTCGTTGCCGAGATTCGACTGGGAAGGTCGTTGTGGCGCGTGGTCGAACCGATTCTGCTTCATCCGGTCGGGGAAGATGCCCGTCCATCCGTTTGCGATCGACAGCTGGATGCAGTCGATACGGTCACGGTCGTTGTCCAGCTTGCTTGTCAGCAGGTTTATGGTCTGTTCGAGAGCGAGTTGGGTCATCGGCTTCTTGATCTCCCGTCGGTTGCGCACGAAGGTCTTGAGCATCTTGGAAAGCTCGAACTCGATTCGCTTGTCTGAGTCGATGAGATGTCCGGCTTCTGCTTGGGTGAGGAATTGTTTTTTCTGCTTTGCGGGTTTTTCAGGTTTTGAAGAGTCACCGCTTCCCCCAGCAGGGGGGTAAGGGGGGTTATATATTCTCTTCTGTTCTATTCTATTCTTTTCTTGCATGACTTTTTGCCCTTTTATCATGACACCATCATGATTATTTAATTCAGAGTCATGATTTTCTTTCATAAAGTCATGATTTTCCTTTGCGTCAAGGATCATTTTTCTGAACGCTGCATTACTGGTCATAGAGGAGTCGAGACGCTTTATCATCTTGAAGCAAGTTATTCTGCCATCATGATTTTCGAATAGTTCTAACTCGATGATGTACCGCATGATTTCCTCGACAATTTGCATGCCAGACTTGTCGTTTGTACCTCTTATGCGTAAATTGTCCGCGATTATCTCCGAATCATGCTCCAACTCGAAGGTGATGTTGTCGTTGCTCACATTCCCAGCGATCAGCTCAAGGCAATGAAAGTAGACCGCATACCCGACCGCTCCATGCCGTATCACTAGCTTCTTTATCTTCGCGTCACTCGATGCGTCGCTGTCGTGCTTGAACCATTTCATGCCTTATTCCTCCGGGTAACAATCTTTGAATTCATCGATCAGCTGGATTTCGCTGAACGAGATGTTTTGCTTGAACTGCCGACCGTCCAGACTGGTTAAATTGACATGTCCATTATTGACATAGACCACCGTCCAGACAGTCCCGCAAAAGTGACAGCGTTGGTAGAGATGGGGGTAGTTCATCTGCGCACCTTCTTTGGTTCACCGAACAGGTCGAGTTGTGGCTCGATGGTCATCTGCTCCACGAGATCTTGAATCATGTAGTGCAATATTCCAGTGTTTTCACAGTGGATGGTTTTTATCTCTTCAATAGCTGCCTGAACAGCATCGTTCCTTGAAGAGTAGATCAGCCTTTCCGGTGTCAATGAATACAGGTGGCCTCCGATAAAGCCCATAAATCCGACTGCATACCCCCACTTCTCATGCTCCTGTCCGATGTTTACACGGATAAATCCAAAGGTCTTCTTTGCGTGCGTCTCAAAGGTCTCAAACCCTTCAACGTAGCATCCAAATTCGT